GTACCGCCAACGCCGACGTACAGCATGCGCGAGAAGTTCGGCAGGTCGGCGGCATCGTTCGGGACCACAACAGCGGCGGACAGGGCCGGATCGTTCGGAAGGACGTAGCGAGCCATGAGACACCTCTCGTCTGTCTTGTTTATGGTCACACAAAGAGACCCCGCCCTCCTTTCGGAGAGCGGGGTCGGACCACCCTGCTAGGAGTGGCGTTGTGAATCAGTGCGTGATGCCCGTCAGGACGACGCCCTGACCCGGCTTGTGGACGAACACCGCGAGATCGGCATAGTTCTGGAGCTCGACCGCGTTGTAGTCCTGCACGAGGCGGAAGAACTTCTCCGGCATGCCCGGGATCTCGAACGTGGGCTTGCTAGAGCCGACGAACAGGGCGTCATTCGGGTCCATGATGAGCGCCTGGCCGCTCTTGACGAACGGGTGGCAGACCACGCTCAGCTTGCCGTTGATGTGGTCGTAGCTCAGCGCCTGCGACCCGTTCTCGGCCTTCGCACCCGCGTACGAGGAGTCGAACATGCGAAGGCCCATGTTCTCAGCGTTCAGGTCCGCGAAGGTCTTGGTGCCGACGAGGACGATGGCGTCCGTCATCAGGCCCTTGTCGACGGCCTTGCTGCACGCCTCGACAATCTTGGCCGAGGAAATCTCGCCCACATTCGAGACCACGTTGCCCTGAAGCAGCGAGTAGTTCTGGCGGTCCTGAATGTTGAACAGCGTACCCGAGGTGGTCGAGTACTGCTTGAAGATGCCGCACATTTCGTTGAACGTCGTCGCGCCCGTCTTCGCGCCGGCCGGGAAGATGTCCGCGCCGAGCGAGGTGTTGTCGAGAACGCCGAAGGTCGGGGCCGCGAAGGTGAGCTGACGCAGATCCGACTCAACCTTGACCAGCTTGGCCGTGCAACGCTTCGTCGCACCGTCCCAGAAGTCAAACAGCGCGCCCTCAAGGACGACCCAGATGCCGGTCGCCCACGACTCGTCGCTGATGACGACCGAACGAGCAACCGCGTCAACGCTCTCGACGACGCCAAGACCGACCTGCCCGTGCAGGGTCGACAGCTCAAGACGGGTGAAGGCCACGTTCGCCATGTCCTCGACGAGCCACGAAGACGACTTCTTGAACGCGCGAGCGCCGGCCGTCGAGGCCTGCGAGAGCGCCTTGTAGCTCAGCTGGCCACGGATGTTCAACTCGCTGCCCTTGACCTGAGCCTCCTTCATGATGGCGTTGATGGCGTTCTGGAGCGACTGCGCGTCGCCGGATTCGCCCAGGTACGAAACGCCCTGGCTGCTCTGGAGCACGCACGGAACAGCGTAAAACGCACCGTTCTGCTTGTCGGCCGGAACGTACTTGATCTTCTGCTGAAGAATGGCGTGCTGGGGGATCAGGTCGTTGAGGTCGGGAGCGTACTGGGTCTTGAAAAGACCGTTCAGGGTGTCAACGGTGTTCGGGCCGGACAGGGTAGCCATGATGTTCCTTGCCTTTCGGGGCCTCGCTCTGCGAGGCGGAGGGTTGTCAGACGTTGAACTTGCGGTCTTGCGTTCAGTCCCTCGCCGTTTCCCGCGGATGGCTTGCGCGTCCGTGTGCGGTCGACACCGAGAACCTATGGAAAGACGGTCGGATGGCTTGCGCGTCCTCGGCCCTTCATCCTTTCTTGTTTCCGACCCTAAAAAGAAATACGGACCCGGAACCGAGGTCCCGAGTCCGTACTTTTTGTCCCTTGCGGCGGGACTCGAACCCGCGTCCCAAGGCTCTCCCGCTGAGCTACACGAAGGACAAACTACTCCATTCCGTACCCTACGGACGGCATGGTCATTCCATGCCGTACAGGTGCTTCATGCGCCACTGCTGCGGCGTCATGGGCTTACGCGGCTCTGCGGTCACCGGCTTGCGTGCCGGAGGCGGCGGCGTTGAGGGCGCTGCCGCCGTACCGCGGGTAGCCGACAGCTTTGCTCGAATGGCTTCGGTCACGACGTCGTCGCCCAGGTACTTCAAGAGCTGCTCGCCCTTGAGACCCTGCACCTGGCGACGGTGAATCGTCTCTAGGCGCTTGTTCGCCTCGCTCGCCATCTGCGAAGGTGTCAGCTCCACGCCGTAGTCAAGCGCCGACTCCGCGATTTCCGCCATCATCGGCACGAGCACCGTGCGCGAAAAGCCCTTGTCGTACCCGAGCTGCTCGACGGCCGAGATGAACTCCTGCTCGGTCTTCTCGAAGACCTGCTGCTCGTACGCCTGCTGCTTGGCGGTCTCGGCCGAGGTCTTCTGCTCCTCGAACTGACGCTCGTAGTCGGCCAGCTTGCGCTGCATCTCGGCCTTTTCGCGTTCTTCCTGCGGAAGCATGGCCTCCTGGTATCGTTCCAGAATCCGCTTCTCGGCCCACTCGTCGAGGTCAAGACCGGCAATCTCCTTCAGCGCCTTGGCCGGGTCGGTCTTGATGGTCTTAAGCGCCTCCTCGATGGCCTTGCGCTGGCTCGCCACCTCCTGAAACCGCTTGTCGACCGCATGGGCCTTCTGAAGGCGCACGCGAATGTCGTCGTCGCTCAGCTCCTCCTCGATGTCCTGCCCGTCGACCTTGAGCTGGTACTTTCGCTTCTCGACTGCGGTTGGGGCCTTCGGGGCCGCGTCCTTCGGTGTAGCGGGAGCCTTGGGCGTTGACCCGAGGGTCGGTTTCATGGCCGCTTCGGACGCGGCGGAGTCGAAGCCCGAGGAGCGTCCTTCGGACGACCCGGCGGCCGCACTGCCAAGGTCAGAGACCTCGTTCGTGTCGGTCGCCGCATCGCCCGTGGGGGTGGATTCGGTCGTTCCGGTCTGGTTTTCCATGCGCCTTGCCTTCCGGTCACCTCTCGGGTGACGTTAACGGGGCGGGACGACCCCGCCGCCAGTGTTCGGATTCCATTCCTGTCCCGTGGCCGGATTCGTCGGCATCGACGGCATCTCGGCCCCGAGCGTCGGACCCGTTGCGGCCACGGACGGTCCCGGCGGGAGTCCGGCATCGGGGCCACCCGGCATCGGCGGCATCCCTTCCGGCCCCATCGGTCCCGGCGGAGGCCCCATCGGCTCCGGAGGCACCGGACGACCGCACAGCATCAGGAACCGCTGCCGGTAGAGCGGGTCCATCTCGACCATTTCCAGCGGCACGCCGTAGAACTGCGAGTAGTGCTCGTGCATGTGCTCGCGGTAGGCCCGAAGGACGTTCGGGTCGCGGCGGGCCGCGGGCGAGGCCACTGCCGCGGTGTGTTCCTTGCCGTGGAGCGGATGGTCGTCGGACAAGAGCACGACCGGGGTCTCGCCCCGCACCATGTCCTGATTTTCCTTGAGGATGTTGACCAGTTCTTCCTGTGTTCCCTTGACGAGCGGCTCCAGCCGTCCGGTCTCCAGTACCTCCAGCACCTCGGCCGGAGTCTTGATGACGCCCATCTGCACGAGCTGCATCGACAGCTCGAACCGGCCCGCGGCCGTCTGCGAGACCGGGTTGCCAAGTTCGACGACGACCTGGTCGATGCTCTGAATCGAGTCCTTCGTGATCTCCGTCTCGCGAATGAGGTCCATGCGCGACTTGCCGACGAGGCCGATCTTGAGCGGCAGGGCTGCACGCGACCGGATGATGCGAAGGATGGCCGTACCCGCGTTCACGAGCGCGTTGAGGTAGTTGCGCTGAAGGACCGACGCCTGCTGAATGGCCTGGCTCTGAAGAAGAGCGAGGGCGGCACCGGACTCCTTGCCCGTCTGCATCTGTCCACGCACCACGTTGTTCAGACCCATGAGCAGTTCCTCATGCGTCTTGAGGTCTTCCAAGTACTTGAACGCTTCCGGCGGGGACTTCGTGAGTTGGAGCGGCTGCGGGGGCTGCGAGCCGGGGCGGTAGTAGATGATCCGCATTCCGCCGCCCAAGTCGTCCGGCTGAACGGGCGAACCTTCCTCGACGGCGAGGGACTGCGTGCCGAAGGTCGTGATGTTGGTCGTGATGGACGAGTTGATGCTGTCCATGACCTCCTGAATGCCCAGAATCTCGAAGTACGGGGTGTAGCCGTAGGGAGTACCCTGAAGCTCGGCACACGTCACGCGCTGAAGCGGAATCATGCCGTACGGAAGGATGGTGTCTTCGAGCACGTCGCCCGAGGAGACGAACTTGACCATCCTACCCATCGGCAGCGACGCCGAAGGGCGGTGGTAGAAGTAGTAGAGAGGCACGTCGTCCGTCGCGACCATGAGCGAGTAGCCCGCGTCGCCTCGGACCGGCAATTCCGGCGGGACCTCATGGATTTCCTTGGCTTTCTCGGGGTACTGCACCGCGAGGTCCCACTTGTTCTTGAACAAGCGGACGATGAGCCACTGGCACTCGTTGAAGTCGTTCTTGTTCGGGTCGCGGATGACGTCCCACGGAGCCGGGTTTGTAAAGCTGAGGTCTCCGGTCTTGATGACGCCGCCCGGGTTCTCGGGGTCGACCGAATACTCCTCGCCCATCGCAGGGTCCCACTCTTCGTGGATAAATCCCTCGGACAGGGCGATGGCGCTCTCGACCGCCTTGGTCGCGTAGGTCGAAAACTGCCGATTGTGCCAGTAATGCTCCAGCGTCGCCCGAGCTGCCTCGACTTGACGCACCGCGTCGTAGTCCATCGTGCTCGCCCGCGGGTTCCAGACGAACTGCGGGGCCACGATGAGGTTGAGCAGGGTCTGCACGAGCGACCGGGAGTGGTTGATGCGGATTTCCGCCAGCTCTCCCTGCACACCGCCGCGAGCGACGTGTCCCGTAGCGTGGAATCCCATGGGATCGTAGCCGTAGTAGTACCGCCAAGCGTGGGCCATGCGACCGTCGACCGCTTGAACGGCCGTGTCGTAGCGGTACTGCTGGACTTTCTCGACCAGCTTCGGTCCGAGTTCCTCGGGAGGCTCGGTCGCGAAGTACTTGGTGTCGTTGTCCCAGAGATTTTGCGGCATGTTCAAGTCCCGGTACGCCGGCCGGGAGGCCGGCGGGGCGGTGAAAGGTTCACCCTATCCGAAAAACGCTCAAACACCAAGGCGGCTGCTAAAAAGACCACCTGCGGTGCTTGTTTCGGTCGGTCCGGGCGAGACGCCGCGAAAAAGGCGTGTCCGCCATGAGTCCGAGACCGACCTTGGAGCCTGTTTGCCTCGGTGACGTCCACGTCGACTCGGTAATCACCGTGCCGTAGCCCTCGGGGAAGGGGTTGTGGTGCCGATTGACCCCGCGGCAGAGGTATTTCAGCGCCGCCACGAGGTCGAAGTGGCCGTCCGGTGACTTGGAACCGGCCCGAGCAAAGTCCGTGGCCTTGTTGTTCCAGATAGCGTTCTTCATCTGCCGGATGAGGTGAACGCACCGGGGGTCGATCTCGATTTCGCGGCTCTGAATCATGTTCCGCACGAGGTTGATGGCCCCGAGAGAGTCCTGTTTCTCGCTGGCGCGGAACTGGATGCGATGAAGCTGCCACAAGTCCGCGATGAGACGCGGGTCCACGTCGCTTACCCGTGCGTACGGCTCCTGATTGGCCCATGCCGCTCGCTCTTTGCGTGCGATTTCGGCGGCGATGTCGGTCGTCGAGGGCCGGTGCAAGAGCGATTCGTCCTCGATGACGAGCCGAGCGCGCCGAAAATCCCAATACCCGTAGAGAATGGCGGTCCGGTCCTGAAATCCGGGGTCCATGGCGACGTAAGCGTCAAAAAACGGAGGTCTCTGGGTGGACTTCACGACCTCCCGCTCGGCCTCGGCGGTGAACTCGGGCAGGACGGCGGAGGCCGCGTCGGTCACGAACTCGCAGAAGTACTCGCGCAGAGCGGTGGTCGTGGTCGGGGCCTTCCGGCCGGCGACGATGTCGTCTACGAGGTCACGAGGCTCGCCCGCCTCGATGAGGAACTCGGCCTTGACCTCGGGCGGAACCCGCGGGTTGTCGAGGATGGTGAACTTGACCGTCGCATTCCGGCCCGCCAAGTCCTCGTAGATGGCCACCGAGTCGTGTCCGGGGCTGCGAGACGGGGTCGTCGCCAGCAGAATCCGGCCTCCCGTCGTCAGCGTCATGGGCATGACGACGCTCGACACGACGTACGCGAGGTCGTCCATCGTCCCGCACTCGTCGAGAATCACGAGGTCGGCAGCACCACCGCGCAAGGACTCCGCGTGCTCGCCGTTCACACCTCGAAAGCGGATGGTCGAGCCGTTGTTGAACGTGTAGAACTTCTGCTGCTTGTCGTACCCTGGGCGTAAGGACGACGGGCAGTCCGGCAGGAGGTGACCGTCCACGATGTCCGTAACGATGTCCGCAGCGTCCTTACCGGTCGGTGCGAGGTAGAGGATGCGGCTCAGAGGCTTCTTAAGAGCGGTCTCGAAGGCCTCAAGGACCAGTGTGAAGCTCTTGCCCAAGCGCCGCGAGCAGAGCAGGAAAAACTTGCGTTCCTTCGTGCTGGACAGGGCGTCTTTGATCTTCCGCTGGGTCTCGTCGAGTTTGTACGTCAGATTGCCGCGCGCCCAGAGAGCCGTCGCCGCTCGCTTTGCCAGCTCCCTTTGGATGTCTTCGGGCGAAAACGTGGGGGTCATGCCGCCTCGATGCGAGCGCGGGCGATGGCGAGGTACTCGTCCTCGCGCTCGATGCCGATGAAACCGAAGCCACCCTTGGCCGCTGCCACGCCCGTCGTGCCGCTGCCAAGGAACGGGTCGAGGACCACGCCGCCGGGAGGCGTCACGAGCCGAATGAGCCAATCCATGAGGCCGATGCTCTTCACGGTCGGGTGAGTATTGACCGCGCTTTTCTCAGACTTTGACGGCTTCGCCTGATAGCGGAACACTGGGAAGAAGCGAGATGCGCCGCCGCTGTCGGCGTAACCTACGGCAACCTCAGTCGGCTTCCCAGCAAACCAAGTCGAGCGTCCAGTGCTGTTCTTTGTTGCTCCCGGCCGATTGCCGCTCTGCCTATCCATCTCCGCGACCGCGCACCCGTCCGCGCACGCGCCCTCGGCGCAGTCCTCGGTGTGGCTTAGGAGCAAGTTCGGGGGCCAGCGGCCTTCGGAGGTCAAAGCCTCACACGGACCGTTGTCTACCGATCCGTGGAATCCCATGCCTCGACCCTGCGCCCAGCGCAAAGGTTCGTCTCCCTTAGCCGCGACGACTCGACTCGCGTCGATGTTCAACGCACCCGTGCCGTACCGCTCGACGTTCGCGGCCACGGTGCCGACGAGGGGCTTGCGGACCAGCCACCAATGCTCCGAGGCGGGTTTGAGAGCGGTTCCCCAGCCGGTCCACTGCTTTGCGAGGTCGGTGGCGGGGGCGGTGACGTTGCGCGTATCCATTTGGTATCGAACGCCACCCATAGGCTCAATGGCTCGCGGCGATGTGTTTGCCCTCGCTGCGTAGGCTGACTTTCCAATGACCTCCCGCTCCGCGCCCGCCGCCTTGTCCATCGCCTTCGACACGCAGGCGCTCTTCGGAAACCCCGACCCGAAGACGTGAACGAGGCAGTCCCGCACCTCGAACCCTGCGTTCTCCAGCGCAGTCGCTGTCCAGTGCGATGTTCGCGGGAGCGCCCACACCAGCGCGTGTCCGCCGGGCTTGAGAACCCGTAGGCACTCGCCCATGACCTCGGCCATCCACGCAATCCACTGCCTCCGGCCGCCCTTGTCCTCGTCCCACGCCTTGCCCATGAACGCGATGCCGGCGGGCGGGTCGGTCACGACCGAGTCCACGCTCGCGTCGGGCAAGGTCCGCAAGACGTCGAGACAGTCGCCGTGGTGCAGGGTCGGGGCTACGCGCTTCGGGGCAAAAAGGTCGATGGTCATTCCTTATCCACCTCGGGGTGTCGCATCCGGCAAATCGCCGCCTGTTCCTTGAGCATGTCGATGAACTGGTCCCGCTGGCCGATGAGGTACTTTTCTCGCTCGACCAGCCGCGTCCGCTCCGCCTCGACGACCGCCGTCAGAATAGAGTCCTTGCGGGTGAGGTCCAGCTCCAGCCGCGCTCGGTCGGCCTGCCACAGAGTGTGCTGGTAGTACACGACCGCAACCATGACGAGGATGGAGAAGGACTGCTCCTTGAGCTTGCTCAGGAACGTGTCGGCCGCGCCGGTCGAGGTCGGCGGCGTTGTAATCGTCTCGTCCGTCATTCCTCGGTATCCCCAGGCCACACGCTCAGAACCATGGCGATGATGCAGATGGCCGCAACCACCTTCATAAACGACACGAAGACCTGTGGTTCCATCTCGGGCATCAAGTCACCGTAGCACATTCCGGCGAAGGTGGGCGGGAGCGTTGTCAACATGACGGAAGTTCGGTCGACATGACGGAAGTTTGGTCGACATGACGGAAGTTTGGTCAAGGTCAAAGGTCTTGAATAAAGGTTACTTGGTTTGGAGGGGAAAATTTCATAGGGGGCTAGTGCTAGCGCGGGGCAAGCGGAAAGGGTGTGGCCCCCCCCCCCCCTACCCCCTACCCC